TACAACTTCTTCTTTTATTTCACTAACTACAGGAAGATCTTCCTTCTCTCCAATTCTTTTAAAACTAGAGACAACAGTAAAGAGTGCTTTATCTTCAGCAGCATATGAGGGAGGAGGTTCATTGGGAACAACTTTTGAGGGTGGTTCCTGGGGAAGATCTTCACTCACAGTGGGATTAGATTTATTATTCTTCTCTTCAAGTCTTTTGACACTCTTGGCTACATTAAAGAGTGCTTTATTCTTCCCGGAGGTCATAGCTCCCATTTGCTTCACTGAAATATTCTGCCAATGCATTATTTATATCAAATTCCGGATCAGTTCTTTTTTGCTCTGCTTCCCAGTTTCTAAATCGCTGTATTATTTCATTAGCACTGGCGGCACTATCCGGTAAAGATCCGGGTATTGCTTGCTGTCTTTCTATCTCAAATGCATCTGCTGGTGCTGCAAAATATCCTGCACCGATAAAAGCAAGTGCTATGGATCCAAGCAGACCAATAGCAGCAACTACCTTCTCATTCGCACGGACCCGATGAGTAAGTTCTTTTTGTTTTTCTATAAGAGCATCTACCTTGGTATGCAACACTGCTATGTGTGCATCAACCTTCAGATCCTGTAATGTTTTGTCGCTCATCATTCATTTCAAGGTAAGCCATACGCATTATATAGTAGATTGACCAAGACACACCACCCATTAGGATGCCAATCATAATGTTAACGCTCTGAACTACTTCTTGCATTACTCTACGTGAATAACTCCTTTCATTCCTGCACCAGTATGAGGTTCACACTGGAACTCATAATCTCCGGGATCATTAAAGGTTACATCAAAACTTTCTCCACCTACAAACGCAAGGTCTGGATGTGAAAGTTCTGGATGATCTGCTACCACAAAGTTATGTGGTGGTAAATCTCCATTCACTAATGTAACCGTATCACCTGCAGCAATTGTAAGCTCAGCAGGATCAAACACCAAGTTCCCATTAGAACCCATTTGTATTTCCGCAGCATAAGCCATCCTCGGCATGAAGATAACCGCTGCGGATATAAGCATTACCCACAGCGTCTGTATAAATGTTTTCACGATATTAGATACTTGCACTGAACATAGACCCTTCAACTAGTATACAGTCTATACTATTAGGGTGACTATGTAAATACTCTACGTCTTGTACTGCTTGATTTCTTGCTGAGAAAGCATCCTCTGCGTATTCGCAAATGCTCTGATGATGCCTTGTTTCGTCTAAATACTGGACTGTGTAATGAGACACGATTTATAGCCGTGGGCTCGCATAATTGTGCAAATATTTAGTTTACTTATAGGTAATATTAACTATTTTTATGTGTATTTCAATACTCAGTTAGGGTTTAATAACCTCCGTAGGGGTCATTCTCAGGTGTAAATTCTTCTAGTCTTTCTTCCGACCCACCACCTAAACTTTCTGATCCACCCACCGCAAAAGGATTATATTTTGCCGTAGCAATCTCATACATCTTCTGATGCATAGTCTTCTCCTCCTCTATCTCATCACTCTCATCTGGATTTTCAATCACTTTATCATTAAACCAATCAACAATTTCCTCTTCGGGTCTAGGATTAGATTCTGCCTCTAACTCAGCAAGTCTTGCTGCAGGTGCATACTTATTGCTACCATTTGCAATAGGCATCTTATCTAATGGATTAAACCATTCATCAGGTGGTTCATATTCTGATGGTGCCGTATCCTCCCAACTTAAAGGTTCTTTCTTTTCACGTGCAAAAATGTTTTTAATAGAATCAATAATACTCATACTATAAAAGAATCGCTCCAATAATAAATCCTTTAGCAAATGAAATACAAACTACTTGATAATCAGAGAGTCCCCATTTGTCTTGGCATTTTTTAATAAGTTTCTTATCCCATTCAACAACTTTGTCAAATCCGGCTTTAACTTTGTTCATTTTCCTAGTTAATATCTTCCATACTATCTATATCTTCACAACCAGCAAAGTCCATTGCCATTTGTCCACCTATCTCTCCACCCTGTTCCATGCCGAGCATAGTAGCAGCACCAGCAAGGACCCAACCCACATAAGGCACAGAGGCGAGACCAGTAGAAGCAACACCGGCACCGATGCTACCTCCCACAATCTTTCCCGTCGATTTTCCTCCACCTGCCGCCTCGATACACTTGCGTTGGGCGGCACTGATCTTTGGGTCTTGGGAACCAACCAGGTGACGAGACCCCTCCATCGTATACTGTTCTTCATAGAGGGATCTGGACTTACCAAACCCAAGAAAGCCAGCAGGTCTTTCGACGTTCTTTCTAACCCCCATTATAAGAGGATCGTTGGCTCTATAGTTAATTCTATATCCATCCTTCCCAGACTCTACACTATAAGAAGTATAATCACCAACAGGGAGCGCAGGAAAACTGGTACGAGTGGCAAGTAAACCAATCATACCTAAATGAGAAATACCTACTACCGCACCTAAACTAATTCCAATCCACTTGTTCATAATCTACCTCAACGTTACATCTTATATGTTTCTGGGGGGTTAGTATCTGTAGTAATCTTAAGAGGTGCTTGTTCAATCCTAATTGTCTGAACAGGTCCAGCACTAGCTCGTGCTAGCATATCTTCCATGTCCTTCTTGGTTACTGAACCACCATTAACACTATTACCATTCTTATCCATCTTCATTGTCCCATCACCCTTCTTGGATGCTGTCTGAATTCCGAAGCTCGCTAAAACTCCAGTAAAAACACTAGCTATAAAAGTCGGATCAATTTTCTGTTGTGGTATTCCAGGAATTGAAACATAATTTAATGTTAATATTCCGCCGGACCATGCCAGAACAGTAATCCTAACCATCGTTGATATGATTGCTGCCTGTTCATCCGAATCAGGAAGAATCTTATCCTTTAATTTACCTAACGCACTTTTCTTTTTATCTTTCTTTGCAGTTTCTTCAGGTTCCTGAATGTCTGCTTTGATCTCTTCCTTTACTTCTTCAGGCATTAGATTACAGCAAATAAGCTAATGCTATTTATAAAAAGGTATTACTGGAAGAGGATTAACATTTATTAACCCTTCATGATTATAATATCCCATCTTATGCCAATAACAATCTAATAGAATAAGTTTTGATAAATCATCTTCACTATGAGGATCTTGATGAGTAAATTCAGCACACTTCCTCACAATTGAAGGAGGAACTGCTATTTGTTTCCAAGTAACAGGTTCTTCAACAAATATCATTCTTTAATATATCCCTTTTCAACTAAGAACTGACGTGTCATTGGAGTAGGTTCATAAATCTCCCACATCTTACCTGTTTTGCATGCTTTAAGAGCTTTAAGTGTACCTCCTTCAGTATGTCCCATCCATTTTGCTTCCTTTTCCCAAAGAACACCAGGATTATCCTCATATGCATTCTCAGTCATCATTTGCATATACTTTGGCACTTTATCTAATGGATGAACTATTGCAATCAATGAGTTATTAATATCACCTGCCATACAATCCTGAACTGCGTGCCATCCTTCATGTCTTAAAGTAGACAAAAGAGAAGAACTTCTTTTAGTCATATCAGCACTTAGAAAAACATTATTTCCTTTAGTGTAATATACACCTCGGGTTCCTATCAAAAAATAATATTGTGGTGCAACATAAACATTAACACCAACATCATTCATTGCCTTAAGAACATCATTAAATTCATTAGCAATAAGAGAATGATCTTGATTCTGATAATCCTCAATATCATTAATAGATTTAACTTCTACTACATCCTTAGTGCATTCTCTCATCATCATGCACCCCATTGAACCATTAGTGAAATAATCCTCTGTTTGCAAGTCATACTCAGCAACAGCAGGGGTACATCCACTAAAGGAGACCCCTGCCAAAAGAGACAATAATAATTTTTTCATTTAATCAAAAAGGAAGAGCTGAAGCTGAACCACTAGCACCACCAAAAGGACCACTAGGAATGCCAGATCCTACTTCAGGAACTAATGCACCACCCCCAACAGGTAATCCCGCATCTCCACCAGCCAATCCTGCAAGACCACCCAACTGTGATGTAACTGCATCCATAACCTGAGATTTAACTCCATCAATGATGGAATCGCGGTTGACATATACATATACACCACTAACAACAACGGCACCAGATACAGCGAAAGACGCAACAGCAAGTACATTAATAATTTTTTGCATTTTATTTTAACGAGTGAGTTTATTTATTAGTATAGTATGCCTGATAGTATTTGACAAGCCCATCCGTTCTCTTATTACCTTGGGATACCCAATCATGAACACATTCATAGATGGACTGATTACTATACTTTGGTTCACCATTTTCATTCAACTCAGATCCAAAACGTTTGATAAGAAGTGACAACGCTTGCCGACGAAGTTGCATTTTAAAATCAGAATATCTCCAATCTTCCACTTCTAAATTAGTCATGATAAAGAAAACTTCTTGGTGTAATCATATGCATAGTTAGTTCTAGCACCATGAATGCCCCATCCTAACCAACGATAAGCAGCATTCATATAATAACTTACTGTTTGTCCACTACCTTCAAAATAAGGAAGTTGTGTCTGAAAAATATTCTCATTTACCATATACCTAAGTTGTCCCTCTAATGAACTAGGATCACAATCATACTTCTTACAAAATAAACCAAGATTTTTATAACGATTAACACTAGTCCATTGAATCAATCCATATCCACCACTATAACATTCCTTATAAGAAACTCTTGCTCCACCCTCACAAATATTAGATTTAAACTGACTTTCCTGCTTGATGTTACCCATGATAGTAGCAAGGGCATTCTTATCTTTAATATTAGTTCTCTGTTGAATATAAGCTAATGCCCTCTTCTCTTCTGGATTACATCCTTCACACTTCCATGTAGTAGGAGGAGGAGAAGCAACCGAAGCTGCTACTAGAAATTCAAAAATCATGTTCGTAAATGTTTACAATAAAATTATATAGCAAGTATTAAACTCTGTCCAGTCCTCCTTGCCAAATCATGTCAGGAGTTACTGGCTGAGACTGACCCCTAACCATGAACATAATGATTAAATATCCTATGATCCATAAAAGATTAACAATCCATGTTTGTCTATAAAAGAACTTACGTACTCCCATAGAAATACGAATAGCACGGGAATCGTCATAAGACTGTGGATCTGAATCAGCAAACCTTCGTATCACCTGTTCTATAATAACAGCAATGATAGTCGATATCACCAATGGATAGAACATAAAGTTCAAAAAGGACATAAAAATTAATAGTGTTTGCATTATGCTGGATTGGAAGCGGGAACATAAACTGGTTGCATTATTCCTCCACCCTGATCGTTATCATCGTCTTCATCATTACCGCCAGTAATTAATTCTACCAGTGCAAAAGCGATGATCAAACCTAGAAATGGAATATAAGGGAATAACAAAGCCAGTTGAAGATCTGACATTAAAAATACCTGAAATGAAGATAAAAAATATATATGATTTAAAAAATTCCTGGGAGCACTTGTCCGGTAGTAATATAAGCACCCATACCAGCAATCCATCCAATCATTGCTAGTCTACCATTAAGGAGTTCTGCTTCTGGTCCGTACTCTTTATCCATTACTTCTATCTGTGGCTCTTTGGCGAACATGTTCTGGCGTCCACCTTCTTCCGTTGTAACTACTGCTGTCGAAGATTGAGTCATTGTTATGTAAAGAAACATTACGTAATTATATATCAAATACAAATCTTAGGCAAGTATTTATACCTATTATGTTAGTTTTTGCTCACATTTTCATCTTTCTTTAAAGTAAAAGAACCATCTCTATTATCAATCCATTCTATCATATCTCCCACTTCCCACCCAATTTCTTTTAAAAGTTCTGGGGGGAAGGTAAGAAGACCATCATCATCTACATTAAGAGTAGTAAATGTCATCATTTCACCTCACATTGTCCATGAGCATTTCCATATTGATGCTGGTAAGTATGTAAGGTTTGAATAAAAATTAATATTGCTATAAGAAACACAGGGATTATCCACAATTCCCAATAATTCTTCATCCATTCACTCTTCATCACACAAGGCCCACTCACCAGCACGTTCAAAAGGACAACAATCCTCAGTAGGTATTCGTTTGTTACGTGCCGCCCATGCGTCACCTCCTCTAAGGCGAACCTCCTGTAGACAAGATTCAAATGGACTCACCTCTTCCTGTGCAATAACAGGAGAAGCAAGAAAAAATAATAGAATGAAATATTTCATAGTCGTTTTAACATAAAAAGGTGGTAGTTTCCTATCGCCGCTAATCCTAAAACTACCAAAGGGGATTACCGCAGCCAGTATTTCTCTGGCACTATATTATAGCATAAAAAAAGAGGGACATAAAGTCCCTCTTGTGTGTATTATCTGACTTGAGATCAGAAGGTATACTTAGCACCCAGCTTAGCGCCCCAGTTGATGATGTCATCTTCGGAGGAATCTTCACCAGTGATACCGGAGATTTCGCCATAGAATCCAAGTTGCTCATTAGCAGCAACGGAAACGCCAACCTTACCAGAGATTTCAGTCTCGGTCTCGTCAGCAGAATCACTGTGGACAAATCCAGGGCCAACCTGTGCATAGTATGCAAGGTCACCAGTAGCGCCTTCATATCCAATATGAAGATCTGTCGTAGCAGTCGTATACTCGCCGTCTGGATAAGAAGCATTGGCTTCTACATTAACGTAAGGACCTGCGAAAGCAGCGCCTGCGAATAGAGGTGCAGCTGCAAGAGCTGCGATTACGGGTTTAAACATTTTTCTTTAAAAGTGTCTCGCA